CTTTGATTGAATTTGCCGAGAAACTTCTGTTTCCAACGATCCGTTCCCAGTAATAAGCGAGGTCACGGGATATATAATATTCTAGCATAGTTGATTGTAGCCTTAATGGGATTCGGTCAGTAAATTTACTTATATCATAACTAACCATCCAACGTACGGTTAAACGCAAAATTCTTTCGAATCCCTTGTTTTGATCATATGTTGAGTCGTTAGGAAGTGATTTCAGTATCTTCATTAACCAATCGTGTAAAGACTGCAGACTATTCTGGGTCCAATAATCAACAATAGCAAATAGACGCGTCTTACCGGCCCGTTCTGATGCAAGGGCAATCTTTCCAGTACGTACTTCACCTATTCCGATATCTTTTGATTCTGAAGCGCACCATTCCATATTAGATGTTATCCAATCCTGGTTTACCAGGTGGTTATACATCTTCATAGAGTAATGCAATTCTTTATCATCGATAACGGCCAAGGCGTCGTAGTGTGCCGTAATAATTGCCTGCCCATTAGGACCTGATCGGATACGCCCAATTAGCATATTGTTATTCTTTAACTCAGGAAGGTTCGAACGGAGTAATCTTGTCCTTGGAGAATCGTTAAGAAATTTTCGAAACCCTAAGTCAAATTCACCCAAGTCCTTTATTCCTTTGTATTCAGAGATAATTGGAGTTAAGTCCAGAACAGCTTTCATCCTGATCGATTCGTGTATTCTCGTAACGGATTGAATTATACGGATGTCCTTGTAATTCTTACCACGTAAGTGATTAAGTATAGGTTTCAGCTGTAGGCTTACTCCCTCTTTATCGCTTTTATGGAAGGGTATAGGAGACCATTCTTCATTGGTTATGATCCTAATCGATTGATCTTGGATTTGCTTGTAAAGGTTTAAAGTATATTCTTTACCGTTGCTGTTAAGTGTTTTCACAAACTTAGTAGTATATGTATCGAAGAAGCTTTCAAACTCTCTTACATCTAATCCCACATCTGAATCCAATGGTTTCGAATTCTTCAGAAGAGATACTAATACTTTTTTAAGTTTTTGTAATCGTTGTAATTCCATGTGTTAGATTTGTTGATTAGCTCTCCCAACAAGAAGTCGGTGCCTGATCATTTTAATGAATTGGTTCTGGTTACCACCAGTTGAGGCCTTACCAATTAGAAGGATGATTCGCTCCCTTAATCGGG